ATGTTAGTAGAAGAACATAAAAATGGTTCAGCAACGATTAAAATCTACGATGATTGTATTCGTAGCAAGGAAGAGTCAATTGAGATATTACAGAGAGTTGCTGATAATATGCTTCGACAACTCAATTCTCAAATAAGTAATAAAAATTAACTTTATATTATTACATTTATTAAAGAGCCCTGCGCATTAACGGAATGGTGCGCGGGGTATCTTTTTGTTTACAAATTATGTTATTAGTTTTATAATTATTTGGTAAACATTGGTATGTACATAGGAGGGTCAAATGAAAAAACTTTTATCATTAATATTAAGTATTGTTATATGTCTGACTATTTTACCATCTCAGCCAGTAAGTGCTGCCATCAAAATTAGCAAGGCTAAAGCTACCATGGAAATTGACTCAACATTAGATTTAAAAATCTCCGGGACGGATAGTAAGGTTACATGGTCAACAACCAAAAAATCAGTTGCAACCGTGACGAAATCCGGAACCATTACCGCTAAAAAAGAAGGAAATGCTACCATTACCGCCACCATTAACAGTAAAAAGTATACTTGTAAAGTAACCGTAGTTGACAGCAATAAACCAACGCCTACTCCTCCTAATGGAAAATATACTGAAGGAACATATAAAATTGGAACTGATATCTCCGAAGGTGAGTATGTCATATTCGGTGCTGACGGAGAATTATTTAAAGGTTATTTCTCATTGTCTAGCGATAGTAATGAAAAAGATATAATAGTTAATGATAATTTTAATTACTGTACAATCATATATGCAAAACAGGGAGAGTATCTTAAGATTCAAGGATCATACATGATACCTCTCGAGGAAGCGAAGCTTGGCACTGACGGAGAAGGCTTTTTCAAGATTGGGTATCACTTATCGGCAGGTGAATATAAATTAGTTCAAACAGGGGAAATTTATGGTTATTATTGTATTTATAACGACAACCGGCATGACGATATAGAGAGTAATGATATGTTTGATAATACAGCTTATATAACTGTAAAGGATGGACAATATCTCGAATTAAAAGGATGTAAAATAATGCAATAATATTCGCATCATTATTCTTATTTTTTAGTAAGCGAAGGATATGAAGATTTCAAACGTAATACTTAGTTAGTTTTATGAACTTGAACTGTTTGAGAAGAGGGCTATTGGTATCTTTATGTTCTCAGATTACTCAATAAGCATTATGATATTGGTATTACAAAGGAGGTCATCAAATGAGAAGATTATTCACTTTAATACTGCTCTTACTACTTGTTATAACTTCATGCAATGTCGCAGATACCCATGATACTGTAAAAGAAGACAATGCGGGTGAAGCGCTACCGAGTGATAAAGAAGTATCTGAAGTTGAAGTTACTTTTCCGGCATCGTTTTTTGATGGAACTACTCAGGATGAGATAGAATCGACAGCAATAGAAAACGGGGTAAATGACGTTGTCTTTAACGATGATGAATCCGTTACTTATATAATGGATAAAGATAATCACAAGGAAATGTTATCGGATATTAAGTCAAGTATTGATGAAACAATTCAAGAAATTTTAAACGACGAAGAATTATACCAATCATTTATTGACATCACTTATAATGATGAATTATCAGAATTTAAAATAATGTGCGATAAAGAAAAATATAGTGAATTTGATTCCTTTGTTGCTCTCGCTTTATATTTGCAAAGCGCATTCTACCAAACGCTTAATGGTATAGAAAGCGATTCCATTAATACAGTTGTTTATTTTATTGATCAATCTACTGGAGATGTCTTTCATACTGCAGACTCTTCGAAAATATCAGAATAATTCGAAACTTCTACTTTGATTGATTAGGAGCTGCAGTTATTTATTTTAAAAAAGGAAATCGTTTACCGAAAGGGTTTAGATGAGAAACTATAAGATTATAAAATTCGCTGGGATGGCCGTTATCTGTGAAAATAGCATAAAAGAAAAAGTTTACATTTTGACAGAAGATTTACCTATAGAAACCAAAGTGGGAGATTGCCTGTTTATTGATAAAAATGGGAAATTCCGCATCGATGAAGTAAATACCAAGCGTAAGAACTAGATTACCCCCGGCCATCACTGACCGGGGTTTTGTTTCGACGTCGAAACGATTATGATGCTTGAAAAGATGCCTTGGTTTTAGATCCTACCTTGCCATCAACAACCAAACTATGGTCTAATTGGTATGCTCTGATTCCTGCATCCGTAATCGGTCCGCAGCTTCCGTCTATCTTCATTTCCTTTTTTACACCATTAACCATGACATATGCATAACCGGCTTTGCGGAGCTGCCATTGTACCCACATTACTCCTTCACCTTTGGTACCGATTTTGACGGTTCCACCCGGTTTCTGATATGGATTATCATCTGGATACTCCGGTACACCATATCCGATAATATATGAGTTGCTGAGTGCATAGCTCTTCTCACGCACCATGTCCTTGGAATTGCCTTCAATAGTATGCAAAATATTATTAGCCACCTTTGTGACTATCCCTACATGCGTAGAATCCTTTAAGGTCGATTCATCCGAGAAAAATACAACGTCACCAGGCCGGGGAATATACGTTCCACCCTGTGCTTTTGACTTATTAAACCGTTTTCTCTCAATAAACCATTGCAGGCCCTTATCGCAGTCACAAAACTTTGGGAAGTACTTATTCTTGTTAAACATATAGAATACCCATGATACAAATATAGCGCACCATGCAGATGTTAACGATAGCCATCCAGCGTACCATTTTATATACTTATCATCGCCACCATTGCTCTCTTGGGTACCGAGTTCCGCTTTCGCTATGCTGATAATTTTATCACGACTATCCATGTTATTCACTCTCCTTGTTTGTAAACCTCTTATATAAGGCCGTCATCTTCTCCCACCCATACATGGCCACAAAAGCAACAATAAAAGCTGCTATAAGGCAGCCTGCTATGTAATACCATTGGATATCTACATTAAAGTAAGACGTGTACGCAAAATATGCTACCAAACATAGCGCAGTAGACAGTACAATGACCTGCAGATCCGTCGGTATCCTCTTGAGGAATCCGACATTCTTTGTTACTTCGGTAATTGCCGATACCAGGAATGCAAGCACTCCTATAATCGTCAGCAGTAATACTAAATTATTTGTAAAAAATGCGAATAATTCCATTATTCTTCACCTGATCCTTTCTTGATCTTCGATTTTTTGATACTTGATAACAATAACAGTTCCCCTGTTGTAAACCCGAACCATGAAGCTATAAGAGTGGAGGGCTCGTTACCGGTTCGTGAAAATACATAAAGCACGGCAGCCGTGAAAAGTACATTAAGCACTATCACGGCTGTTACTATTACCTTTGAATATTTTCCTTTTTTCTTTTCCATTGGCTCCATCTGACCTTTCTATGCGATACTCTGTACGCCTTTGTGAGTAAGGAAATTGGTAATATCGTGTTTGGCATCCTTGGCATAAGACAGAGCCTTTTCCGTCTCTCCATTGGGCTTACCGTTCTTTTGAGCAATTGCCACCGCTTCACCCAAACTGATAGAGGCATTCACACATTGTATCAATAATACATTGATTTCCTCTCTTGCTTTTTCTTTCTCTTCCTGCTTAGCTGCCATTCGCGTTATTGCAATCCCAATAATTGTGCTACAAATGGTAGACGGAAGTCCTGCAGCTATAACTATCCTCCAAAATTCATTCATGCATGTTATACCATCCTTTCCTTCGCATTAAAAAAAGAGCCTTTAAGCCCCTTCAAAGTAAATCATTTTTTTAATTACTACGTCGCAGTTGGATTCCCATAACCATCAAGCCCGAGAGCTTCTAATCCGGCTAACACTTCATCCTGCAGATGTTTGGGAACTGAATCATTAGTTCTTACCTTATATACAATCAAAGCAATATATACTGATACCATATGTAATCTTCCTCCTTTCCCTAAAAGCATTCTTATAAGAAAATTGAAAATCATGCTTGTGCACCTGATGCATCAGCATCTAATAAAGCCTGTACTTCTGATCTAAGATGGGTAGGAACCTGTTGAATTGTTCTTGCTCCACTCTTAATTAATCTGTAATAAACATATGCCATGTGTTGATCCTCCTCAATCTTGTGGCGGCAAGAAAGGTAATACTGCTTCGTACACCTCTGCCATAGCTGCCAGTACCATAATGTTATCACCCTCTGTATTAGATAACCTTTTTTCGATTTCCGTTAATTTCTCGGCGACTAAATCTCTCGGCGGCTCACTTAAAATTGCCCTGTGAGGGGTAGCTGTTACATCAATTCTCTCTACATATTGCCCATTATGTACTTCTACCCACATAAAGGGTATCCCTTTTGGCTCTGTTATGCTGCCTGCCATTTGCGATATTACTCTACCGCTAGTATCATATATTACCAAATAGTTTTGTTCCATAACTTATCTCCTCTATTATTTAATGTTAATGTATAGGTAATTTTATTGCATACCAGTAACATAAAGATGCGCTACCTGGATTGTTAGGACCAGGCAACAAAAATCCTGTGCTATCCACGTATGCCGCGGAACTCGCAACCTCTGTATTTAAGAAGAAAAATGTTCCACCACAACAAATAGACTTAGTCCATCCACCAGTATTCGTTCTCGTGTAGAGTGTGCCATTATTCATGCCAACAAACTCTGTGTTATATGTGATAGCATCAAATCCATATACTGCAATTATGTCTGGAACAAACCCTATTCCCGATACTTGCACATAATATTTAGAATGGCTGGACTGAGAAAGGTCTACAAAAGTCTTGTAACTTTTGATTACTGGCGTTGAACCAATCGCAAGTTGTACTCCTGCTGGCATAGCAGACATTGTACCGGCCACACCAAAGATGTTTTTACCACTAAGTATGTTAGCAGGGATTAAGTCTGCATCACCTAATACAGTGATGTTACCATCAAGATACTGTCCTTCTGATATAACCTGATTACTTGTAGATGGGGTATACGTCATTCCTGCCTTATGTGGAATAGCCCCAGCCACGCCCATAACAGTTTTACCACTTAATATATTAGCTGCCCTTAAATCTGGTTGCGGGCTTCTTATGTAGTTTACACCATTATAATAGCTGTTCGGGCTTATCCTCATGTATGCATACGTGCCATCAGCGACTGCTTCCGCTGCGTTGACCCTGTCTGCTTCATGAGGGTTGACAATAGGAATACTTCCTTGTACCCCACCTATATTTTTACCTCCTAAGATATTAGCAGGAACTAGGTCTGGTTGATATGAAACTACCCAGTTTAGCTCAGAAGTATATGAATACCTATCAATCTGAAAATGAAGGTGTCCTGCGTCTTGTATCACACTTCTTGCATAGATACCAGCGGCACCTATCTCGGGCTGTAATATTGGTATTGTACCTACAACTCCTGTGTCTTCGCTATTGCTGAATGTGTATGGTGCTAGTACGTGTTCAGCTTTGGCATCACCCTCCGCACTAGCCTTGATAAAAAAACAATCACCTGCAGCATTATACCAAACCGTTACTGCCTTTCCGGCAGTCAGCTTGGGAGCTGTTGTTGTGCCTGGTTTATATAATGGTTTATTATTAATTTTTGTAGCAGCTCCATTATTATTGGCCGATACAATAAATGTCTTACTGTTGCCATCTGTCAAAGAGATACCTGACAGGGTGATTGCCGTCGCAGTACCTCCTGCAGTCTCAAATTTAGCTGTATTACCTAACGCTACATCTATCCTGTCAATATTTTTGTTAATGGTATCGATATTGTAATAATCCGTGCCGGCATCCTTAGTCAGCCCGAAATTTGTTGTTTGAGTGGACATTAGTTCATCTCTCCTTCCCTTAAATGTTCATGCGCAAAGGCATCTAACTGATCATGAGTATATATTGACAGCTCTGTGTGTGTCCTATATACATACTCAAAAGCAAATGCCATATGTGCCGGTTTAATCTCTTCGATGGTCAAGGTTAAGTCGGCCATGTTCGGCGGGAGACCTTTGGTACCTACAAATTTAATCTTAAAGCTATAGTTTGCAGGATCTTCGATAACCTCAACTTCCCCGTTTGAATAAGACATAGCCACTTCTTCAATCATCTTGGCCGTAACTGTTCCGATACCTCTTGCTCTTGCTATAATCCGCTCCCTGCGAAATTCATTACTTTTTGATACATCTACATTTAAACCATATATTTTTTCGTACCGGCTCAACAAGTTGGTTGCGGTGCTAACAAAACACTGGTTTATTGTTTCATTAAATCCGGAGGCAATATTATTTATCTTTCCGCTTAATATGCTCTGCAGCTCTTTCATAGTATTATTTGATGCATATTGATCCGGTAGCAAATCCATTAAGTCCATATTATACCTCCGTGAGAGTTATTGAGCCTACGATTGGCATCTCTGTGTCAGCTATGGTAATATTAGAAGCTCCTCCGTTAATGAGCAGCGTATTGTAATCTAATACTCCCGGAGTAGATAGCAATAAACTGCCGACCTTTGCATAACTAACACTATAAGTATCAAATATTAAGCCTTTAAAGTAAGCTGCTATTTGATCTGTAAAATAGGATACAATCGACTCATATGTAGCAGATCCATCCATCGCTATGTTTGCAGTTAAGCCAATGATTTTTTCTCCTGGACTATCCACTGTAACAGTTGCACCGATCGGTCTAACCGTTTCGATATAACCATGAACAACTGGTTCCAAAGATGGATCAATTTCCATATCATTGTTAACGATCAGTACTTTAACCGAACCCGCACCATTCCATAGTGGAAATACCTTTGCATCGCCTATTCCAGGAACATCAAGAGCCCATTTTTGGTAATTGAATGCGTTACCGGTGGTAGATGGTCTCTGCAGGTAGGTATAAAATCTTTCCCTAAGGTTAACATCCGTTTCCTCATCCTGTCCGGATGTAATAATGTCTGTTAATACGGCGGTTATCCCGGATACGTTATCTATATTTTCAAGGGCTCCGCTGTACTGGTTCCCGACTTCGCCCAGTTGCCCACAAGCAGCTCTATAAATGTTTTCAGATAACATTTCTGTTATTACATAGCTTGTATCATTTAAGCCCCATCTGGTGCCGATATCGACCGCACCTGTGGATGTAATCTTCCTCACCGCATATGTAGCAGGTTTTCGGGTGATTCCGTAGTCTGCCACAACCCTATCAAGGTACTCTCCGATTGCTGTATCGCCTGATACTAGGTCAATAAAAGCATTCAGATAAAAATAATTCTGTGCCAATTGATAAGCGCATGGAGCCAATGCATCAAAGATTACGGACCCTTCTCTTTTGTCTACGTCTGATGTTACCCTGTTAAGCATATCATTTAGTATATTTTCATAGGTCATATCTTCCCACATCAGACATTCACCTCTTTCCTTATTGTTAAATCGCCGTATATGCTCCGGACATCAAAGGTACACAGCAGTTCATCACCGGTAACAGTAAAACTGAAATTATCAATATTCTGGATCCTCTCATCATTCAATAGACCTTCCTTTATGCGCCTTTTCAATTCAATCTGTACATAGGTCCTATCTTTTCCTATAAGGCTTTCAAGTTCCATGCCATAAGAAAAACTATATATCGGATGTTTATACTTTTCGGTATTTAACACTTTATATATAGCTTGTTCCAATGCTCCTAAATCGTAAGTTAAACCTTGTATCTTGTCCGGAGATAGTTTATATGTCTTAGAGGTTTCCAGATCTTCCGTGACGGCTAAATCCGTTGTTAGCATACTCAATCGTTGATCACCTCCAAGATGTAAAATTGCTGGCCGCCAAGATTGCGAAGGAGCCTTACCTTCTGTCCGGTTATGACTGTGCCTTTTAGATTGCCTACGATAAGCTCGTACGGTAATACCAATCTATCGCTTATCCGGATTCCATCATCGGTCACAGTACCCACCATTAGACTGCAGAGTTTTGCATTATTCAGATAGTTTTGTACTATAATCTTGATTTCGCTTATCATATCATTACCTCCAAGCTCATGGTGTGGACAGGTAAAAATTCATGAGTTACCGACCGGACAATAAGTCTTTTATTCATATCAATATCCTTAATGCTTGCATAAAAGCTGTTTCCAGCCCTCACCCTAGTGTCGCCCAGGCATTTCAATGTGAGTGTTTCTGCCTCTCGGTTATAAAGGCCTAGCAGTATATCTGCTTTGGCTTTTATCTGAGATGGATTACCGTTTTTGTCAAGCACTTCAAAATACTGCAGTATGCCGTAATTCGATATTGAATTACCATCCTTAACAATATAAGTATCTCTTTTGCCAGTGGATTCATTGTCACTAACAAGCTTAACGACATTATAAAAATTCTCATCAATAGATTTTTCGTACTCATAATCATAGCAAAGGCTTTCATCACCAAGCACCAGGTCAAGCTTCAATTCTTCCAAGTCTCTCAAAGCTATACTTCCGTATTCATCTCTGAGTGAGTACCACTTGCCTTTATTCGTAAGTGTTTCACTAATAGCGGAGCAAATTATATCAAGCCAAGTTTTATCATCATGTGGGGCTGTGGAGAGCTTATATACTGTATCTGTGAGTTTACCCGTCTTAAGACCAAGGTAATTACACATTTTTTTAACTAGGGTTGTTGCTGTTTCGCCTTTTGATATGATTGTATCTTTAGCTTTGGCGTATCTCAGCATGTCATATGCCGTGACTGTAATTTCTTTCTTTTTATTCCGCCCATGCTTAAATACCATACCGAAAAACTTAATATCGCCATCGGTAAATCGGACTATAGCTCCGTTTTCTAACTTCAAATCATCGTCAGTGAAGGAAAATTCGAGCTTGCTGCATCCATCGTTTAATCTATCTTGCCACGATACGGATTTCACAAGCTCGCTGATTTCATAAACTTCTGAGTTGACCTCGATTAAGAACTCCATACCGTCACCTATGCCCTTTCTTGGATCGCCCTGGAGCCACCTGTAAACTTCGGGAGTGTAGGCTCTTTGGTAATCGTCTTGGGCAAGGCAGCGGAATACTTAGAAAATTGGCTTTTATCCGGTATCTTAAGCTTCCAGCCAACCTTTATTACTGATGGATTTTTGATTTTATCCTTATTCGCGTTATAGATAATATTGCACTTAGCCCCGTCTCCATAGTATTTCTTTGCTATCGCCCAAAGCGATTCGCCGAACTTCACGATATGATACCCATTTGACTTCGGGTTGGTCACTTCATTAACTATTTTTTTCTTGGTACCAACAGCCATTGCCGCTCCGAGAACCACAGATCCGCCAACATTAACCATCGTCCGCTTTCCATATTCCCTGTATTCCAGCAGCCTAAAACTAACGTATTTGTCGCCTTCTTCTCCGGCTTTCTCGGTGATTTCAAGGCTTTCGATAAGTACAAGCGAGTTGATGTCTTCTCCAATTCCGTTAGATGCAATAAAACGTACCGGTTCATTCTTTTTTCTCCACTCGTCAAATAAGGCAAGATAGGAATCAGCTCCCATAAAACCGCTTGAAGTCTCAGCATAATGCGGAACACCGAGATAACTTCGTAAGGAAAAACCAGCGGCAGTAGACGAGCCAATTATAGCTCCTGCTAACACTCCTATCTTAATCGATGGAAATTCACACTCAAAGCTATATTCCGTAAGTTCCAAATGAGTAGGTACTACAATCTGACCGAGTTTCAATATTTCATATTTTTCATTAGCCTGCACCGTACTTACTTTCATTTCTTCCGGATTAACTGGGAGCTGGTATACAATGCCATCCTTATCAAAAAATATCGCATAATTGTTCATTTAATATGCCCCCTCAGCAGCTACTGCTATCTCTTCACGCATCAGCATTTCCAGCGTGCCTTTTAATTCGTTGACATCTGTTTTCTCGTGGATATCACCAAAAGTAAATGATACATTAGGTGCCAAAGTAGCCGTAGAGAATTTATTGATGTATTCCCTTTCTGCGATATCCCGCAGGTACCGAAGATCTTCGGTTGACATATCAACTTGGATGGATCCATTGGCTCCTGTGCCCTCAACCAACAAAGGGTCATCAAGATTTAAAGGATTATCAAATCCTTTCATGGCACCTGTCAATTCATTAGTAAGGCTGCTGAATGTATCTTTAAGCCATCCTGATATAGTAAAATTCTTAAGTTTGCCAGCCATTCCCTCCACTACATCATCAAACTTCGGATTTGTTAATCCCAATAAATCTTTCTCATATCTGTTCTGAGAGAATGCTAAATTCTTTTTGTTATCCATGACTGAAGGTGTCTTTTCTAAACCCAATAATTCATCAACTTTCTTTAAAGGCTCTTCCTTTGCGCCTTCCAATATATCCGCCAAACCCTTAGTAGTCCCATTTATCTTATAAATAGCGTCCTGCGCTGCACCATCTATAAAACCACTCAAACCGTCCTTATTAAACTTAACATCAATTGTTTTCATGCCGAGCAATTTAGCAACCTGATTGTACTGAGCAATAGTAAGATTAATTGCATCCACAATAAATCCGAATGAGCTAATTATTGCTTTTGCCATATTGGCACCTATTTCGATAGCGGCTGATGCACAATATCCAAATGCAAGTACAAATGCCTGAAGGAATGTAGTTATTTTATTTTGTAGACTGTATACCTCGTTATAAATGACTGTAAAAACATTATAAAAATGTCCCAATGATTTAAAATTTTCGGCCCACATGTTTGTAAAGAACGATCGAAAACCTTCGCTTTTTTCCCATAACATCACAAAGGCAGCAGCTAAAGCAGTAACTAATACTATAACAAGCCCTATGGGATTAGCCATAGTAACAAGGTTAACAGCCCATTGGGCGGCTTTAACACCTAGTAGCGCCAGTTTGTATGCGCCCCATGCAGCCACTGCACCATATACAATGGGTTCTATTTTGTTCCAGTTAGAGCTAATGTAATCATATATTCCGATCATACCATCAAGTGCTTTATCTGCAGCATTAGCCATTCCGTACAAACCCATTTCAATTTTATCAAGAAATTTTCGAAATTTATCACCGTTAATAATATTGCTAATCCTCTTCATTAACGGTCCAAATGCATCAGTAGCATCATTTGTAATCCTGTTCCAAATATCGGTAAATGTCATAGGCATTGTTGCGAACTGACCGTTTATATCCTTACTAGCCATGAACATGGCCTTTTTCATCATTTCACTTGTAATATATCCCTCTGCGGCTAATTTCTTTAGCTCACCTCTGGATTTGCCTGTATATTTAGCTACTGCATTAAGAATTAGAGGGGCTGCATCTGCTATTGACCTAAATTCATCGCCCTGTAAAACCCCTGCACTCATTGCTTGGGTTAATTGGAGCATTGCAGAAGATTGTTCGCCCGAGGTGGCGCCACCAACCTTAAATGACTTTTGGACTAGCTCTGTAAACTCTATTAGTTCGTCATTGGAACCAAAGGCATCTGCTGCATTTATGCCCATCTTTCCGATTGCGGCAGCTATTTCACCATAAGCGCCCCTTGACCGATTAGCAGAAGCCATAATTTTGTCTTGCAACTCGGCTTGTGTTTGTAATCCGTCGTTTATTAGTTTTAATCTTGCTCCTGTATTTGTATAGTTATCGTCAATATTCATGCCTTTTAAGGCTCCGCCGACTAATACCGCCATACTTATAAATTTACCCAGTCCGCCACTTGCCTTCCCAGCACTTGCACCGGTTGCTTCGAGCCTTCGATTAAATTTGTCAGTTGCACCACTGGCATTCAATATCTTATTAGTGGCTTGATCAGTTTTTCTGCTTACCTTATCTGCAGTGCTCGAATATCCATCGAACAACTTAAAAGTTGCACTTAAATTCATTGCTATTTACCTCCCTTCGGAAGATGTTTCTTTTCCTCTTCTATCCGCAGCTGAATACTTGCGAATAAAAAGGCTTTTTCTTTATCATCCATATTTGCAATTACTGACGGGAGAATATGGAGTTTCTGCAGTGCAAAATGAGCCAAACCAAATTCAGCATCATTCTGCCTTATGCGTTTTTTACCTCTTCGATATCCTCATTGATGTCTGCATCAAGTCCGCTTAACTCCTGCACCGCCATGGATAACTCTGCATACTCGCCAATATAAAGCATCTTTTGTAGTAATGCCGATTCTCCTAATACTCCATGAGCTTTCTGTAGATCTGCGCTTGTTAGATCTGGAAACACAACTGCGGTTGCAGTCAAAGCTGAAACATACTCGGTCCTATCGAAAGTCTCAGTGCCCTTCTTGTCGTTCTTTTTCGTAAACTTTTTGATAAGCATCTTATTTTCTTCTTGCGTTATCGGTCTGATAATAAATGGAACGGGCTTGCCATCTTCCATAAACCGCTTAGATACTATCACTTCTTTACTTTCCGTCTGTATCGGATTAAGAAACGCTTTTAATGAACTCATAAAGTTCCTCCTCTAAAATAATAAGGGAGCTGTGTAAGCCTCCCCACTAATGGTTGTAATTTATCTGTAATTCTCCGGCAAAGCGAAGAAACTCAATCCCTCTAAATCATCAAAGGTAAAGTCAGTATCGATCGTGATAGGATCCTCTGACTGATCGTCGATTACTGCCACCGGAATAGTCTTTAGTAATACGTTTAGTAATACCACTTCCTGAGCTCCAATAGTGGACTGAGCATCTTCGTTTTTGACTTGAAGTTTTAATCCGCCATATTTGCCCTCTTTAATGTAAGCAATGGCAAGTCTAAGCATATCCGAATTCATGAAGTACATTGTCATGCTTCCAGTACCCTCTGCACCTACTACCTTATGCTGAGTCATTCTGTGTCCCATCATTCGCCTCGCCTGTACGATAAGTTCAAGTTGTGCTTTAAGGCTTGATATCTCAAATAACTCTCTGTTAATTCCATTGATGGTGATAAATGCCTTGCCTTCCTTAGAGGATATGGTATCGGCTAATCTTGTATAATTATCTGCCATAATTTCTTAATCCTCCTTTCTTAGGTTAGGTTAACAGTAATATAGATCTTTTCGATACTATCAACCGGCTGGATGTAGCAATCAATAACAACTGCATCGGAATCGGTTCCGGCTGTGACCGTAACGTCCTCGGCTACAAAATTCTGGATAGCTGCCATCCTCTGAAGCTCATTGAAATACTCAATCAGCGTAGCTCTGAGAAGCGACCTGCCATCGGCATTATTATTGGTCTTGCCAACATAGTTACTCTCGAAGATCTCTGTGATATCATTGTTGATACCTTGGAGAGTCCGAATTACACGGTTCTTCTTGAACTGTGGACCTTTATCCACAGTAACCGTTGTTAAGCTGTTGATATCATATACTGCAGTAACGTTTTGAGCTGCATCCACCTTAAAGATGAACTCTCCGGCCGTGATGGCAGCTTCCATCTCTAGTTTAGTCATCCTAGGAACAACATCGATTGCACCTAGATATTTTCGCCCGGTGTTGGATTGATTGATATTTGCACCTGCAGTAACACCGCCTACCCATGCTGTGGCTTGCGCTGCCGTGAGTACGGTCTCATCTACCAATTCAACACCATGTGTTACATTGATAATGAATTCGCTGTCAGCTACATAATCAGCCAGAACGGCTTGTATGCCTACGCCCTCCTCAGCGACCATGGCTTTTACCCATGTTGCGATTGCAAGTTGATTAGCTGTAAATCCTACTCCAGTATATGGATAAACCAGTACGTTAAAATCAACAGTCTTAAGTACTGCTAGTGCTGCTGTAATGTCTGCAGCATCATGAGCAGTGGCACCCAGATTAAATACAATAACTGTCTTGGCACCTTTCAATGCTTCGTTGACGAGCAACTTATCTGTAGCTGTAGCACCTTCTGGGTACTGACCCGAGTCAAGCGCTGTAATGATATACATTTCTCCTTGTACACCTACGCTCATTTCCTGTAACAATACAACCGTTCCCCTGTCGCCCAAGGTAATCGATAGCGGTGCGTTAGTTCTGAAATTGAGATATGCACCAGGAAGAATTTTATTCTGAGAGGTAAAAGTTCCACCCATGATTTATTCCACCTTTCTTATAAACTTGTATTTGTTTGCTGTTTCTGCATCTGTACTGATGTTTCCGTTTTCATTTCTGAATACTTCACATCGAATATCAGATGCAACACATTATCAGTTATCCTAGCATCCTTATTTAGTACCTTGTGGTTACCTATATAATCAAATGCTCGGAGTAAATCTTCTTGCTTCTGTAGACAATCGGCTTTTATCGCGGTTACTCCTTTGTCAGAGAAGTATTTCACGTCAAAGGATACCAACCCGTTATATTTGGTGTTCATCCGCTTGTCATACACCTGGTCGATAGTGGAAACCACAAAAAGAGGAGGTTCAAACTTTTGGGGAATATCCTCATCATATCGCTTATACCCGGTCGGATAAACCGCCAACAGCTTATTAATTATTGCTTGTTTAATCTCACTTATCATATTTTCGGTTCACCCTCTCTACTTCTTTTTTGAATTCCTGAATAAGTGACCGTATTACTGCTTTCTCGGCTCTTTCAAGTATAAACTTACCTTCTACCCATCCTGTGGTCTCTCCGGCCCCATTAACTATCCTGTGACCGTCATTGACAAAGGAACCATAATCAGCAGCATTGTATACGGATTTCTCAACACCTTTTCGTCTAACCTTACGGAGAGGTAGAGCTCCCCACATTTTTCGCATAAATCCTGTATCAACCGGAGTCCCTCTTTTAGCACTCGCAAGGCCTTTATTGACTGCGATATTCAAGCACTTTCTATCTATATCTTCAATGTCGCCAAGCATGGCTTTAAGCTCTTTTCGGAAAGCATTAATTTCCTTTCGGTTGTGTTGTTGGTTGCTGATCATGCGGTATCACTTCGCTTTACTCTGTATTGCATTGCACCCGAATAAGGAAATCCCTCACCGACCGTCAATGTCACCTTTTTACCATCTCGCTGAGTGACGATAACCTTGTCACCTTCCAAAACAGTTCCAACCGAACAGAAAAGCATATGAGAGCTTATTAATACCGGTACTCCATCTTCACCGGTTTCGGTCAAGGATCCTTTGCTATAATGGCACTTATATCCGGAAGGCGGTATCAGCTGTTCTACGTTCTGAGTTACTCCATTAATCTCTGATTCCATCCATCGGTAAATATCCATTGTGTCTTTCCATAACCGTTCAAATACACTCATCGTCTCAGCCTCCTAAATTTACTCAGGCTTTCTTTATCCTTCGCTGATAAGCCGTAAATCGTTTCCTTAGAGGTTTTATCATCCACATTATAAGTAATAGTCGTGTCTCCTTCGTGTAAGCTCTTAACATCGAATACGGAGCTGGAACCATTCTCTGCTTCATAGTTGATGATTGCCTTGACTTTCTTCCGGATGAAAGGTTCTAATGATTCTGGTAGTTCATCCAGATTGCAGTGATTTGAAACTTCCTGGATCACATCAGTTATAGTGAGGTCATGCGTGCCATCAGTTAATTTCAAATTTTCTTTGACTTTTGTTTTTAATTCATCAGTGGTCACCGTATCAACTCCCTTCAGAAAAGAGGGAGCTGATTACTCAGCACCCTCACCATTATCCGGATCTTCTTTTTGAGCCTTTTCAAGCAGCTCCATAAGTGTAGATTTGTTAGCTCTTTTATCATACTCAATGCCCAATTCATCAAGCTTAGCTTTTAACTCAGCATTGGTTGGCTCCTGACCCTGCTCGGTAGCTTTCTGCTGCTTAATAACATGATCATGCAGCCTTTTTACTCTGTCTTCATATAATCCCATGATATTTTTATCCTTTCTTAAAATGAGAGGGAGCATAAGCCCCCTCATTAATTAATACAGTTACGCAGTTTTGAACACGAACTTCACGACACGAATCTTCTTAGGCTCGTATACACGGTTCCAGTTGGTCCCTGTTGCTAACTCGGTTAAGCTGGGGAACTTCTTAGTAACACCACCAACCGGTTCAACCCACTGAATACCTCTCGGGTGAAGAATGGAAAGGCGTCTATTGACTAAGATATCCTCACCGGCAAGAGATAAGCCCTTGCGAACTACCTCAGTCTCTAGGATGTCTTTGTGGTTGCCATTGCCCCACGCGATTGCACCGGCACCGAACAAGTATGACTCGGAAGCTCCGGTTGCAGTATCAAAGGCGAGACCATCGTCAACAATGACTCTCTTGCCCATAAAGTAAGGCACTCTTGGATTAGCGTCGGATTCTCTTACATACTCAATGAGATTGTTCTTTGCAAGATAAGTCTCAGTTGCGCTGTGGATCATCATACCGGTAAGCAGATCCTTTGCGTCGCCCATTAGCTGGACTGCATCAAGGAAGGTTGCACCGCCGATCAATTCAGCACCACCGGTCTTGGCAGTAATGTCGTGCACCTTTTCAGTCATATTGGCAGCTGCAAAAACTCCATCAAGGATGGATAGCAAAACTCCCTGATACTGTCTGTTCCAATATGCTGCAAACAAATCAGCGATTGCTTTCATGGGATCTGAACCAGAAAGTAACCCAGCCAATGCGTTTGCGCCGAAAGACTTAACAAAGGCTAGCTTTCTAGCAACATCCTTGTCAGAACCAATATTTTCAGGCACAGATTCACCCTTGTCGTCCATGATTTCAAGATCGCCGGTAAGGTCATTCCAAAACGGCATATTAGCGGTAAGATTCGGACCACTAGCCAGAGAATCAAATTCTCCGTTGTTTTCAGCAATTCCACTCTGAATCAGATTGGATAACTCCATTGTTCTGTTGATGGTATAGGGTGTAAAAATTTCGGGTTGAATAACATCTACTACTCTTGTAATATCGGGCATATTATTTACCTCGTTCTTTCTTATAATTTTAATTAATGGTTACTTACTTGCCATGAACTGTTTAGCAAGTTCAGGGTTCTCTCTGAGTAATCTTCCTTGCTCAGTCAGGTTAAAATGTTCTTTGCTCCAGGGGTTCTTTTGTTCGTTTGGATTTTTCTCCTTGTTGTAAGGATCCCTGCCGGTTACCGCTGGTGTAAATAAATCCTTGTAAGTTTCTTTGATCTGTGTCAGCTGCTCATCAATACCGGATACAGCTCCATCGGTACCAACCACTAATTTGGACTTGTCAAACTTCGTGGCCAGCAGATCCGGATATTTGGTATCCGTCAGCTTTGTCTGGATTGCAGCATTGATGGTTAGATCCTTGATCTTTCCTTCATAAGTAGTTTTCAAGGTCTCAATCGTGCCCTCATGTGTCTTGATGGTCTGCTGCAATGTCTCGTTGTCCTTGTTGTCCTTCTTAAGCGTGGTAATCGTGCCCTCAGCAGTTTCAAGTTTTTCCTTAAAACCATCTCTTTCAGCTACTGTGGTATTGTACTTACCAATACCTACATATTCGCCACCCCCAAGGTCAGCAAGTTTAACTGGTTTATCCTTGTTCTCTGGTAGTGCGTTATATGCAGTGATAGCCGCTTCAAATTCTGGGTACTTGTCACCTAAGATTGCTTTTAAAAATTCCATATTACTCCTTTCAATCGCCATATTTTTAATTGTGGTGTCTCCACTGCGATACAGAAGTTTATATCCCATTCTGCAAGGGTTAGTATAGTTTAAATGTCATTTCGGACATAAAATTAAGACCTTAACCCCGGTCATGAGGGAGATGAAGGATCACGCTCCTTTTAAAGAGAATCGCAAAACTTTAAAAATGCTTTCTGCTTTTGCCTTCCATGATGCCAATTCCGATTAATCCATAACCATTTCAGGATTTTAATAAACCTCACACCTTCTCACCTCACTCTCACCGGCATAAGAAAAGCACCTACCGAAAAGTAAGTGCCTGATCTTTATGTATAAAAATACCACCTACCGTTATGATAGATGGTATCAAATATTGATTGATTTAGTTGCTTCTTCTTCAGAAATCACTTCATAGCATTCAAACTCCGGAGCATCAGGATAAAAATAGCCTACTGACAATCCTCTTCTCTTCCAAGCGCCATTCTCAACGCCGTAGAATTCTCTTCCATCCTGCTTTATTATTGTTCCACGGTTATCATAATCCGTTAATCGTAAATACCTTACCGATGTGCTCACCTATTTTTCACCTCTTCTATGCGAACTGGAATCTCCAATGAATCAGACAGCTCAAACATCTGATCAGTTAACTCCATATATTCTTTACTTGAAGTATCGCTTATTAATCTTTGCTTCTCATACAACTCATGCATTTTACCATTTTTAAGATCAAAGCCTTCAGGCGTATGATACTGTAATTCAAATTTCTGTCCGGACGGAGATTTAAAGGTGGTATTGATACCGTTATAAGGATCTGATTTATTCATCCAGTAGTTCTTAATTTCAATTGTATTATAATCCAAACTCTGATGTGTTTCAATAGCCTTTAGTGTTTTGTCTGTAAGTGCATCAGGAGAAGCTGTATAAGTATATCTGAGAATATCTTTTACTTCATATTCGTTACCATTAGGATTATATTTACTTCTAATTTTCCTGAGATACGAATCCTTTTCCTTTATTCGATATTTAAAACCAGCCATGTTCATATCCACGGTTTCTGCTACCTTCATAACATGCGCTGAAATCTCTGGTTCATTCGCTACAGCCTTATTGTAATAACTCATTCCTTTGGTCTGAGCTTTGAGTATACCATACTCATCACTATTGTTGTATTTAATATTTTGGAACTCATCGATTGATTTCGGAATATATTCTTTTCCTAATATTTCTTTGTACTCTTCAAACTGCACTTTATCAGAGTTTAGGTTCCTTATTTTCTTTTCAGCCAACAAAGATTCTGGATGACTTTCAATATACTCTTTGTGCCATTGATTATATGTCATATCTGCAGGTACTTCATACGACTTACCGGCTGAGTCCCTCGCTAACCTGGTATCTTCTGATAAGTCTTTATCATCATAGGCAGGAACAGTTGTACATCTATCAAACGCATGTAACGGAGGCATGCTCACTCCAACAATGCCTTTACCAACATCATATGTCTTTCCGTCTCTCTCTGCACAACGTTCACACGTCTTCATATCGAGCGTTGCAAGCCATTCATACTTCTCAACGCCGTCTTCTGTATATGCAGCCTGTGAGCCCTGTTCGATGACAAAGGATCCTTCTGTATGTAGCAACCGATAAGCTTCATATTCCTTCGTGCCGAAAGTCTTTGACATCTCACCGGCCAGCGTCTTCGGATTCCTGCCCTGGATCAGCATGGTAGTAATGCTTTCATTTAGTTTCTGAAACATATGATCCTTCTGTTTCCAGAGCCGGGTAGAAAAATCAGCTCCATCAAAAGGATACTTAATCAACTCATCAACCTTTTGTGCACTAATCTGAGCAAATTCTTGGTGGAAGCCATGATACTGATCAATGTTAAACCATGTCCGGTAATAGCTGTCGGAATGGACTTCCTTCAGCAGCTCCTCGCCCTTATACTGATACTCAATCGCATATAGCTGCTGGATCTGGGCATCAATCTGTTTCTGTAAAGCTTCATACCTGGTTATCCTGGCTCGGATACTCATGTTATTCAGCTCCAGGTTGTACTTACCCATATTCTCATATGCCTTATCAATAAAGGCCTGCAAATCGCCGATTTCAGTCTTTGACAACTTTAGCTGGGCGCCGGCAAAGGATAATTGGTTTTCCTCGGCAAACCGCCAATAGAAATCATTGATAACAGATTGCATTTCCCTCTTGGCCTGCTCAAAGGATTTCTCAAGGTCTTTGTAATACTGATCGATTTTCTTTTCACCGGCTAGATATTTCTTTTCCTGACGGTCTTGCCAATATGGTTTATTCGGTGTAGGCATTATTCTTCACCGTCCTCGTCATCCTCATCTTCTCCCAGCATCGGAAACTCTTGCGACTTAGCTTCTTCGTCAAGCCTTGCTTTTTCAGTCTCATAATCCTTTGTCCATGGATGGTTTTCTATGATAGTTTGCTGACTGATTACACCCATACTATTCTGACAGTCTGTTATGGCAGCGCTCTCATTAATTGCAATATCCCGGTTGAATAAGATACTTATCTCCTTGTCGGATACTGTCTGTCTTGTAACCTCAAGGTATTTGTTGATGAAATATATTTGCTGCTCAAAGGACCATTTAAAGCTATCTTCCAAGGCATTATCCTTCAGATCCAAGCCGGAATAGAGGAATTTAAGTGCGATACCCGAAGGACTGTTTCCCATTTTGTCCTGTCCTTTGTCAACAGCCTGACCGAACCGATATATATCCTTAAGCAATTGCTCGAAATGCTTCACGGCAGCATCAATATTGATTGTCGGGTTGAGAGTAGTTACATCACCATCCTCTTCCACCTTGATACCATGATAATATGCCAGATCCTTCATAAACTGGCTCAGACTCTCACCGCCATAGCCCTTAAGCACATAGATAAGGCTTCTAAGGTCCGCTAGTAAGTTAGAGACGTCCGATCGGGAAATATCGTAATCATCAACTAAGGTCTTGACGAATTGCAGATCCGGCAGCTCACAATCATTGTTCTTCCATGGAACAAATGGTACACGTCCCCAAGATCCCGGTTCATCTTTAACTGTGAAGTGTGGAAGAAGAATATCTTCGCCCTCGGCCTGCAAATACATTTCTGCGTCCAAGATGACTTCCCCATCCTTATTCTGAATATAGTACTCAACCCCCTCCGGAGTATGATATTCTATCTTGGTAATGTACTTCTTTTCCCTGCCCTCGTAAACTTCGACTTGATAATATCGGATCATGGCCTGCAGCTCTTCGTGATCATTATCTATCCATAGTGGGATCAATTGCTCGGATGGGATTCGCATAGTCTTTTTATTACCCTTGGCATCTATGTACTCATAGCTCCACGCAATACCTTTGTTACTGCATTCGGTACCCAGCTGCACCAATCTGTGCTGATATCGCTTGCCAAGGGTAGTCTGCACAAGCTTAAGATATGTTTCATCCTTACATTCCATAGTGAAAGGCTTTGACAGCAGATAATTCACTTTATCCTCTACAAATTCATGCATGAAGCCGTGAGCCAGCTTGTGATTAGTCTTGGTCTCATCCTCTACCGGCTGCTCATCCTCATACCGGTACATTTTACGGCTAAGGATATCATTCTCTACTTTGTAGTAGTTTTCACCCTTAATCATGAGCTGACGCGTTTTAGATGTATTGAACTCATCGATCTCAATCTTGATCAGCTCAGGAGTTGTTAATATGTTAATATCATTCTTAAAATCCATATTTCTCACCTCGTTTATTTGAATACTTTAATACCTGATTGCTTCATATCGTCTTCCATTGCATACCTTAAAGCATCAATTAAATGGTTGTCTTTATCGACCGGAACAGGAAGCACTTTGCCATTTTTGTCCTCTTTGTATTTGTATTTATTTATTTCTGTTTTAAAAGCCTTACATCTTGGATGAACTATGATTTCTAATCCTTGTAAGAACTTAATACCAAATTCAATACTACCCGGTCCCTTTTTAGCACCTTTCGCATTGATACCTAGAGATTTGTACTCTGCAACTGATTTAGGTTCTGCGCTATCGCAAATAACTCTATCTCTGCCGGCTTTCTCCTTTACCATTGGAACCGATTCACTATTAAGTAAGTCGACTGCCTCTATCTCATCACAGATATATAAGCGTTTCCGCATCTTATCGTAATGCGGTTTGATGTAAGCAAATGGATCCTCAGCAAAACCCCAGTCAATACCATGCCGGTAATTATCGAAGCTCTTCTCGATATCGGAGAAGTCTTCCACTCTCCAGTTCTTAAATATAACTGCTCCAAGAGTTCCCCAATTACCTAAGGTGTAAACTTCATAGTAATATTTATCTGCTTCATTCTCCAGAGCCACTATATCATCCGGAGTTAGGAAGCGATTGTCTTTGTATGTAGTCTTAAGGATTGATACATTATCCTTCTCCACATACTGCTTATCATCTTCCCAGATACCGAAATACTCAGTAAATAACCAATGGTCCTTAAGAATTGGGTTAAATGATAATGTAAGTCTTTTAATAACCTCTGAGCGACCTCTGAGACGTTTGTCCAGCTGTTTTATGTCTTTGTATTCACACTCAGTTGCTTCTTCCACCCATATATCTGTAATAACCCCATCAATAGGAGTAATGGACTTTACCTTTTCAACATCATCCAAACCGCAGAATAATATCTGTTTCTGATTGATGTTACAGGTAATGATCATGTCTGTTTTGTTTATATCAAAATAATCTCTAAGATTAAATGCATTGATTGCCTTCGTAATCTCATTGAGACAGGACCGCTTGATTGTGCTCTGTACATTACGTACTACAAGATAATTACGTTTACCACCAAACACATCTAGCACTGCTCGTTGGGCCAAAGAAAAAGACTTACCCGAAGAGGATCCTCCGAAGTAAATCTGATAGCGGTTGTTATTATGAAATTGATATTTTAAATATATCTCATTGAATACCTTTGGATCTATATCGAGGTTAATCGCCATAGTCCTCACCACCAATTTTTATAGTAATTTCGGTATTTGCATCACCTTTTAACTTTAATGTGTCTGAGAACATTCCCAGATGCTTGCCTAACAGCTCCAGCGCCCTAACCTTATCGCATGTACTGACCTCAATCCCATTCTTCCCCATCTTTATACCGGCAATAGCCTTCTTTTTTTCCTCGGGGAGCTTATCGGTATGAGTTATCTTTACTGTTTCCCAATTTCTTAGTTTACCCGTATCCGGGTCCATAACATACTTACCTTCAACAATCATCGGCTCTTCAACAACCTGTGCGAAGTCAGAACCGTTTGAGAAGGCAATGGCAGCAAGTTCATTAAGGACCTTATCCTGAGTGATTTCAGTACGTTTCTCTCGGTCTTTCATTCGCTGCTCAATGTATTTAGCCACCTTAACATTTCTTAACAATCTTGCACTGGCTGCAGCTGCCGCTTCATCGCTCTTACAATTCTTGTAGACCGCCTTATATGCTCTGGTGGCATTAAGGTCTATCAAATACTCATCTGCAAATAACTTTTGTTTATCGGTTAACATTAATGCTCACCTCCTCTATTCGTTTATTTTGGGTATAAGAAAAGCCCATAATCGAAATTAGGGCTTAATCTTGTTATTTTTTAATATTTTATCTGCTACAAAGTTACATACATGGCATGCTGCTTCGCCATATGTATAATCTCCCACAGACATCCTGATTAGTTTTCTATCTTTATCCCAGCATATTCGGCAAAATGGACCGTCTAATGACTCATCATCATTTTTAATATAATATGCGTCTTCTTTATAAACAACAGATTTCTCTAGTCTTTCTTTTTCCTCTAATTCTCTTAATCTAAATTTAAGTTCTCGATTTTCTTCTACCAAATCAAGTGTTTCCTTTTGAGCTTCTAAAAGCATTTTATATAATTCAATATTATCCGCTTTTTGAGCTATGTTCATAGCATCTTTTACAATATCATATAATCCCATCCCATCACCTCCAACATCCAAATGTTACCACTTTATTCCAGATAAAGCAACAGTGTTTTACAAAAATGGCATCCAGAAATTAATCCAGATGCCAGCCTTCGCTCTTGGAGGTCTTGAATTGTCTTATGGTCTTTATCGGTTCTGATATTTGTTTATAAGAAAAGCATCCCGAAGGATGCTTTTCTTTATTAAGATCTTTGAACTTCAAACGGTTCATGTTTTTCTTTTTTAATCAACTCTTGTAAAACATCAATTTCATATTTTGCGTTTTTTACTTGTGCAACAAGGTTGTCAATCTCCTCCTGCTTGTCTATGCAATCCTTGTTAGCTAGGCTCTCTAATTTACTATAATCGTTTGTTTTCTTTTCAATTAAGCATTCTTTATAAAGATTTAGTTTAGCAGCCAACTCGTGCAATTCATTTTCTAAACGGTTTCTCGCGCTCACGCTATTCGATATGAATATTTTACGCTCATTGATTAATTTATCATACTTATCTGTATATTTCATAATAATTACCACTCCTTTCACCCAAATACTACCACTTTTCGCCAATATTTGCAATAGGACGAAAATAGAAAAGCACCCCGAAGGATGCTCTATTAAACTATTTCTAATATATTTTTATTTCCGAAGCTTTATCGCTTTAGCAGCCACTTCTGATATGCTATCTTCATTATCCTGAATTTTGATTAACAGATCTATAAACCGTTGCTCGATGTCTTTAGCAAGTTTGTGGCTACTAGCGACACCTGGCACCTTATCGATCTCATATATTCTTCCATTTTCAAGATCAATTAGAAGATTATTAATACCGTTAATTTCAAGGCTGTATCTATGAAAGATATCCATTTTCTCTTCCAATTTAACTCCTCCTATACCATGAACCTACTTTCTGACAATATCTACAATAGGACAATAAATTTTCCTATTGATCTGGGTCTATATCATCAGTTCGAATCACAGAGTTCTTCATCTGTTCTTTTATACGAGTAATTTCCTCGCAGGTAAACTGATTTTTAGGAATATAAATATAAGTTAATAATTGAATCATTTTTTTAACTGAGAGCAGAAAATAAGTGATACTAAGAAGCATTGATGTAATCTCAATGATAAATAAATAACCATAAATAAATTCGGTAACTGCTGGAAATTTTTCAATATTAATATTCAACACAAACATTAGTGATGCAACAATTGATATAGCGCCAAAACAAATCGAATGACTTATCAGTGTATTACGCTTAATTAGTATATCGGTACCCTTTAATTTTTCTACTAACTGATCTCCCGATATACTTATTAAAATTCCTAGGTTAGTAAGTGAAAATCCACTTAAAACCGAGTTTATTGTTAATATATTTGAATGATAGTCGGACTCATTTCCGACATTAATTATAAACAGATAAAAGTGAAATGTTTTACCAATCATAAATATACAAAATGATACTATAAAAAATAAGAATATGTTCATGCGATAATTCTTACTATATACATATGATCTAAGTATTTTCATGAATTCACCGCTTTCTATTCTCGTCTACTTGCAATTACAAGAATCAAGTCTCGATTTCGATAATAAGCTTCTACAAGACCCGCCTCAAATTGCTTTGTGATCTCCTTTAGATTATACTCTTTTTTCTTACCATCTACTACATGATCTTTTTTGATTTGTATTGGGTAAGTAAAATACTTTGCTTGCAAATCAAATTCCTTATTTCCAAACTCGTTCGATTTTCCCCTGATTATCGCTTGCTTATATATGCCCTTCTTTTCGCGTAAGATATCAATAATCCTTTTTACTTTAGAGGTATCTTTTTCCAGGGATTTATAAGGTAGAGGACTTAATATTAATGTCGTAGTTACTATGTCACTTCCAGCTATACATGCTATTTCATCTTCTGTTAATTCCAATATACGTTGTAAATATTGAGGATCTGGCGATGGAACGACAAATTCAAGCTTTGTTATTTCTGGCATAGTTGATGCGTATAGTAAGTTTATGCCATCTTCATTTGGAATATTAGTAAATCTCATCACATATTCAGAATTATAATGATCTAATAAGTTATTAAGTATACCTGCTCCAGGCGCATCTTTAGCATTAGCAATAGAGATAATTCCTTTAGCTAGATCAATTATGAAATATGTAAATACCTCAATTCCCTTTCTCATTGCTTCTGATGGTGTAAATACCTCGCTCGCTACAAGAGAATCATAATCACGCTGTAAAATCGCATTATTCGCTTTCTTTCTGCATATTCTTCCAAATAAAAATAAGTCATTTTCAAAAATATCTAACACCATTTTAGGCAGAACATTATCCGCGGTGATATCCGGAGTCAAATCAATCGTTTTGCATTCATCTCCACTTATTCCTTTTGACTTAACAATATCAAGTAAAATTTTTTCAAGCATTATATAGTCTTGTTTATGTCCCGATATTCTTTCAATCAAATCAATTTTTAAGAATTCAACTGTTTTATTTGCCATGCTATTCCCCCCCAAAATTGTTTCCATCATTATACATCAATAGTGAATTAATTTCAACACAAAAGGGTAAAATATGACATTTCTTACTTATTTTTGGTATAATAATTATATCGAACGTTTGTTTGTTTATCTATAGGACTATATTACCATTTGCTTTGTACTAAAAAGGCACCCAGCCCGAACCGAATGCCCAACCTCCGCTATTGAAGGTATTGAATTATCTTATGGCCTATCACGACCCTGATATTTGAGGTATAAGAAAAGCCTCACAAAGGATGCTCTTTATTATGTATTAAAATATTTCATCAAATCTGTTGTTTTTTATTGGCAATGAGTTGCTTCTCCCACCGCCCATCGCTATACGGAAAGCCCTTTCATGTTTTTGCCTGCTGATAGTGATTGTCTTTTTATTGTTAACGAATATTGTTTGTATATCTTCCTTTGACAATATAGCAAGTTCGCTTTCGTTAAAATTTTCGGACCCGCATACTAAAAACAATACAACGTTTTTCCCCTCCCCAATATATCGCTTGATTTCATCACAATCGTTTGCAAAATTAAAATCCCAACTATTGTAATTATCTTTTTTTACTTTCTTTTTAGATGTTCTGTACTTAAGAAATGCTCGAAACTCACCTTTATTGGTTGTATAATCATATACTTGCCTATCATTATCATTCTCGATAAGTACTGGAGTTATATTGTTACTAAACAACATTGATAACACTGAGCCGTAATAAAAATCTGCTTCCTTGAATTTTGGCATATCACCCCTCCTAACCATTTACCATTATTATACAACTTATTACAATATATTGCAATACAAAAAAGGCTCTCAGCCGACAAACCGAATGCCTTTCTTATGAGGGGTACATATAGGGTTCCCTCTAGGGGTTGAGGGAAGGAACCGGCAGGATTCGAACCTGCAACATTGACATACGTTTAATGCTCTGCCCATTGAGCTACAGTTCCATATCGGCAGCCGGTATTTTACCGTACTACCACAAATTCTAAAATAATACCCAAAGGTATTATACCAATCGAACATATGTTTGTCAAAAGTTTTTAATTATTAATTCCTTATAACGATCGCTTCCTGATTTTGCAACCAGATTATGCTGTCGATCTATTTCAAATATCGAACAATCTGAATAAAGCTTTTTAATATAGTCGCAGTCATTATAAGACAGAATGAATTTTCCTTTGATATTCGCCAGCCTTTTCCTTAGCCGTACATGATCTTCGATACTGAAGGTTCCATCATAATATTCTTCAGCTTGATAATACGGAGGATCCAAATAGAACAATGCTTTTTCTCTATCATAAGTATTAATCAAACTTTCAAAATCCTTGTTCTCAATAACAGCTGACTTAAGCCTTTGCTTTATGGCTCCTAAATACTCAATGCTGTTATCTAAATCTTTACCTTTAACCCCGAATGACCTTAAGTCAGTACCAAAGCTATTCTTGATTAGAATAAAATACCGTGCTGCCCTTTGAATATCTGTAAGTCCTCTAACCACTAACTGTTCCTTACAATCAAAGAATTGCTCTCTGGATACGAAAGACCATTCTAGTTCCTCCTGTAGTGCATTACTATGATATTTTACACAACGGTAAAGATTAATTAGCTCCCCGTTAACATCATTAAATACCTCCAGTGTTGCATGCTTATCTTTTGCAAACAATACCCATCCAGCACCTCCGAATACTTCAATGTATCTATCGTACTCATTAGCGCCGGGGAATTGTTCAATTATTTTGCTTCTCAGCAGCTTCTTGCCACCGATCCATGAAATAAAACTGTTTATAATATCACCTTCCATAAAATATTTGGGTATTATTTTAGGTGATAAAAAACCGCCTTGGTTTTAAATTACCTTGGCGGTTTTAAATGGGGGATTCAGCCACCTGGCTTTAACACCCGGCAGCCGTTCAGGAGGTTACCTATTGGCAACCTTCCACGCTATTATTCTATCACTTTGAATTATGTTTTTTATGCAACTTTACATAGCTCCGAATTTTCCTTGAAACAACGCTCTGATCATATCCTAGTTTACTACCAACCTTAATTTGATTTTCACCGTCAATGAAATGCATTCGGAAGATTGTCCTTGTCGTGCTGTCAGGTATTTCTGAAATGTACTGTTCAATCTCTAACTGTTTCCTGATTAGCTCATTTCGTTTAACTTCACGTTGTCTGAGTAATTCAGATATTTCATTCTGACGAATATCTGTATCCGCCGGATCCATACCAGTAACATGAAAGGTTTGAGGTGTATAAGGGAAGTATTTACTTGATCCCTTTACTGTTCCAAAGCTCATTATCGGTCCATCCTTCGCTTCTTGAATTCGCCTGTTTAAATCCGCTATTTCTTGCTTAATTGCTCTGTATTGACTTAATTCTGCTTCTGTCAATGTCTCACCGTCCTCTCGCCTTTTGTAAGTGGCTCCATCCGCAGCAGTAAACCATCTTGTCGTTCTTCTTGAATTTATATGTAAAGCACGACCGTGGCATATAGATCGTAAATACAATCTGCTTACCGCACACTGGGCAGATCTCACTGTCTTTATCCTGCGTCCTCAGTGGAGGCGGCTCAGGGACGCTCCCTTCCGGACTCGCCATCCATGAAATCATCATCCTTAAAGTTTTTCCGGCTCAGGTGATTTACATAAATAAAATTATTTACGTCACCCTTTTTGACCCCATAGTATTCAGCGATCTCCTTCATGGTCTTATTCTCTTGGATGTACATCCGTTCAACGTCTTCTTTGGTCATGAGGCCCATCTTAGATTCCTGCTTAGGCTGTTCTGCTTTAGGTACTGGCCTGTCCACAATACGTTTAGTTTCCTTCTGTAGAATACTGGTCAGCTTCTTCTCCAGCGAATCCGGTGCAATTGTTACGGTTATACTTTTGTCTCCGGTTAATACGCACTCTTTTGTCTCTACATTAAGTTGTTTGCCTGATCGTTCCATGCCCTGGACAGCCGCTTCGAATGATGGATTGATATATGCCGGCTTAACTTTTCCCATCAGCTTATCAAATTCAATCTCTTTACTAAGCTTAATTTCTCTCAAAGCATCCGTAACCGTGTGTAAAATTCTATCCATGGTTTCTACCGGAAGCACTGAGTTGGGATACACTGTCTCCTTGCCTGCATAAATACTGACTGAACATTCTGGCATTTCAGCAACCTTTAAAACTCCTTCAATATCATCCAACTGTTTATCAATCTGATTCCCTTTAAGAAAAAACTCATTCCAATGCTCTGATCTACTACTCATCCCTCTTCATCCTCCCATTCTCCGTTTTCACAAACTTCATCCGGTGACTCTAATCGACTCCTTAATACTTTGCAACCAATCTCGGATTTGATCGTTGCATCTATTGCTTCAAGTAGACAATCAGCTCCGTAAATCTCTTCATCAATGTCAACTGTGTAAACTAATCTCTGCATCCTTATCCGCTCCCTTCTGCCCTCTGCAGGCCTCACAATTATATTTATCATTCCATCCACATTCATTACATCCATTCAGGCAGTTTATACAAACCTGGCATCCTTCAGGGATGATTGCTCCACAACATACACAGCGATCAGCGTTCATCTGATACACTTCCTTTCGTGGGATAAATTTTAGTTTAGTGCAATAAAAAACTACCAACCGAATATTTCATAGTTGGTAGTAATGTAATTTTATTTTTGTTCTATAAAGATGAATATTAAGATTAATATAATAATCGCAGATACAAAAATAACAAATCGTGGTGAAACTATTTTTCTTTTAAGTTTTGCGATAAAATTTATCCAAAATCGTTTCCAAATTCGATTTTTATACGAGGGGGTCTCATATCTGTTTTCTAATTCTATATAATCAAATTCTTGAGTCTCTTTCTCGTAAATTTTACCTTTTGATTCGTATTTTATACGATTCCATTCTGACTTTAGATAAATTTGCACCTTACTCGACAATACATTTATTGTATCCTCTACTTCATTTTTTAATTCTTTCATCTTTGGTGTATCAACGAAATAACCTGAATCATTAACTTTGCAATGATGCACGCTATCACAATACTTCCTATATGCTTCAAGTATTTTATCGGATAATCTTACTATTTCTTTGTCTTTTTCATCGTAACAGTTTAATAATAATTTTATCTCAGAATTTAATTTTTGGCATTTAGATAAATGGATTCCTGTTTTTTCATAATCATTTTTATAATAAGCATTATTATATATATTAGTATTTGCTATAAATTCCGCAACAGTATTTCTTAATTGCTGAATCCAATCAATTCTACTTTTTGTCACTGCATTCATATAATAAGATGCCTTATTATTTTTTATAGAAAAAAATAGAGAAATTGAGCTAACAAAAAACGTAATTAGTACACCTATCGAAGTAAATGCCATGCTATTATCTTTAAAAAAATTCATAAATTCAGTTATCATTAGTTTATCCTTTCTATAATTATAAAAAGTATTTACTACATAATAAAACAATTTATACCAACTATCAATATTTAATTGTCAATGTACACCAAATCTTAATTTGTTGCTTTTTTACAATGACTGTCATATAATATTTTTAGAGGTTGATCCCACTATGAGAGACATGCCGTTGGCATCAGGTACTTTTTGATCAACCTCGATGTTATTTTAAATTTAATCCTTAATCGTAATCTCAATCCCGACATCCTCCCGGATCCGATCTATGCACTCCTGCAGGATATCCATGGGCCTGTCGTTATTAGTTGCCTTATATACATTTGCATCAAAGGCAGCCTTAAATTTATGCATCTGGCTCCGGGTGAAGCAAAACTCATCCATCAGTGTAACTAGGCTGATTGCGATTGCTACCTCCGTAGCTCTGACATGAGCTTTGTAGGATGCGTCCTTGATTTCCTGCTGGGTAAGATTTAAGGATATGCCGGTAATATTCCGGTACCGGATTTCCTTTTCCAGTGCTTCGATGCCGTCTTCCTTGGCAATCTTATAGGCCATTAGCATTCCATCGTTGCGACCGGTCATAAGGTCAGATACTTTCAATAGAATCTACCTCCTCCAATAGCAGCCATTACACCAAACATAGTTGATATCGATTGCTCGGCTTTCATCTTAGCCCGGAACTCCTCTGGAGAGATATCCAGGTATTCCAACAGCCTCCGGATCCACTCATCCTTATCGTTGATAGTTGACTGAGCCTCCTGCAGCTGATGTCTTAACACAAATTCCTCTTTGGCTTGATTATCTATGATGATTTGAAGTTCCCTGATCCTCTTTCGGTATTTAGCACGTTCTTTCTCGAAAGCTATATCTTTAGCACCCATCGGCTACCTCCTTCACCGACTTCTTAATCCCATAGTGATCCTCGAGGAACACCGGATTTATCTTTGTCGGATCATTTTGAATAGCTCCATATCTCCGGTTTATATTTTGTTTTAGCTCACCTTCACTGCGAAGGTGAGGCTTTCCTGTACTACGTTTTGACATTTCGATCAGGCTCCCTTCTTCTGAAGGTCTTTCAGATATTCAATTAATGCCGACATATTGGTCTGGCAGTCTTTAAAATGTGATTCCGGAGATTTGATCAAGTAATATTCATTACTTCCCCAGTGATCCTTATTCTTGAGTTCGCCCCAACTATATCCCTTCTGGAAATAAACCTTAACGACTATGAAGCTTCCATTATCGAAATCATATCGATAATACTTTTCTTCTGTGTCCTTAGTATCAATCCATAATGGCCATGTCTCGAAGGCTTCGAGAAACTCTTTCCTTTGATCATTGTTCTTCAGTATGGGCAGTTCTGGCTGGACCGGCTTAATCGGTTCCGGAATCCCTTCCAAGTCTGCTATGAATGCAGCCAATGCACCAACTTCCACCTTCCGGGACTCGATATATTTCCGATCGGCATATGTATCTGTCTGAACATTGATAAACTCTCTTAACCGTTCCTGCTTCTGTTTCAGCATTTCCTTGGCTAGTTCTAAGTGACTTGGGACAGGTGTATCTGGTGACTTCGTTTCAGTCGATAAGGTCTCGATGATGTCAGCTTCTACGGTTTCAACCTCTTCCGGTTCACCGCTAACAATCTCCTTATGCCATCCTTCTTCCGAGTTATAGCAATCCAATACCAAGTCATCTGATTCAGCCTGTTCATCCACATCGGTCACGATTTCCGGCTCATAATCCACGCTATCAGGTTGATCGTTCACGGTATCGGGGATATCATCAGATTTCAGGCACTTTCCAATCTCGGATAATTTTAGCTTGATTTCATCAAGACATTTCCGAGATATATTACGAATTGCTATTACCTCATCTTCAGTCAAATTACAAAGCTGCTCATTCGTATCGATACCGGCATGTTTCAGGCAGTTATATGTACGGACTGTAAAATCAAGATCATCAATAGGCCTAGCCGATTTTGCAGCTTCATGTTGCTGGAATCTCCAAGTATTTCCGTTGTAATTCCAGATCTGTTGATCAACCTCTCCTGCTTCAAACATCCACATGCCTTCGCCATGGAATTCCTTGACGCAATAACGATTTTCTTTTGTCATAAAGCGGGCATCATACTTACTGTGTCCCGCGCCATCATCCCCGAAACCAAAAGAGAAACTCTGATCCATTCGTGATAAACTTTTGATTGTCTCCATGCTATAGTTATTCTTTTCAAGGATGTATGAACTCATTTTGCAGATACAATCACACATTTCCTTAAGGACTTCACAGTGTGTTTTCCATTCTTCTTGCTGCTTCATTTTTTCAAAATATCCTGCCCGATCATAGGGACAATCAGCCTTATCATAACAACAGTCTTTACACTTGGTTGAGTATTGGTATTGCTTGTAAGCAGCACATTCATAATACGGCTTCTTAGGTTCCTGCTCCGTTTTCGCCGGCGAAAATGAAACTGTCTCAATCTCTTCCTTAACCGGCTTTCCAATCTGTCTGATCTCTGCCTTAGTGGTTGTAATTGTCACCTGCTCCAACTGTTCATCTGTCAGATAAAGCATTTCGGTTAACTTACTACTCGAAAAGTCTTGGTACTGCTTAAGCAATATTGGACTGTAACCATTTACTGAAAACTTATCATTGATAGACATCCATTTACTCGCCCAGGACTTACTGATTCCATATTCAGCCTGTGCAAAATCAAGTATTCCCGAATAACAATCCAGCTTATATAATTCTTTATCTCTGACATATTTGAGATAGTATCCGATTGCTACGAAGCTTCTGGATGCACTGTTGATGTTGTCTTTAATAAATTCCTTGACATCTGGTAATAGCAGATCCTTATACCATTCTGGATTACTATCTATTAACTCTTGTAACTCCTCACTCACTTAGATCCCTCCTTACTTTTAAACTCATTTTCAATAACCTTAACCAATTCCAGAAGTATCTGCCTACACAGATCACACTGGTACCGTCCGTCTATCTCATGCATATCCTTCATCAGATCACCCCATTGTTCGGGTGAGGATATGTCCTTCCACTTTTTATAAAACACATTATAGGCTTCATGAAATATCTGTCTGACCTCTGTTTGATTAGGTATTTTTTTACTAATTTCAGACATTTGTAACACCTCTTTATTGGTTTGTAACACCTGATCTCGTATTTGTAACACCATAGGTGATACGCTATAGGCATTGATTTTACTGGGTTTCTTATCGGTGTAACACCTGTAACACCATTTTTGATATATCTATACGCGTGAGGAAAAATTTAAAATTTTATGATTTTTATATTTTTATATAAGGGCTTATGTTTTTAGGTGTTACACGTGTTACGGTGTTACATTTAATCAAAAGGCAATTCTCCTTGCAGGTCCTCTGGAATAGTCATAAACTCCTCAGGTATATCAATCTGTTTATTTAGATTAGTGTCACCTTCGGAAGGAAGTCTAAGATAAATGCAACGGCTTACCGTTCCGTTTAACCGTTTAGTCTTTGTATTTTTACCCGATTGAGTGTCCAATAAGTTCTGTTTTCCCGCCCATGCTAAAAATGATTTACTGGAAAAATTACCTCGTTCACATATCTTGTTAAAGGCATTGTTAATGATAATCAGATACCCACCTTCGATAGCTCCCCAAACCTCATTGCGATATTCGCCCATCATGTCTGGTTTAAACTTATTCATATTGATTGCAGCCTCGGATAGGATGAATTCATAAGCTCGTTCATTTTCCGATACGTCGCCTTTATTCTTAAGTAGATCAACACATGCATTGAAATCCAGATAAACACCATCCTCAAATATATAGTCAGTGGCTATCTTGTCAGCTGTCAGTAATATACTCATCGGTAAAGACTGCTTTTCTTCCTTTTCTACTTCCAGTTCTTGTGCTCGGTTGGCAATCTGTTTAAGGAAGCCCTGCTGCATCTCTTTGATTCGATCCATCCCTATCTGTTCTATAGCATCAATAAACATCCTTCCGGCAAAGCCGTAATTCGCCTTGATAATTTCCACGACTTGATTACCGCTTTCGAAAATGTATCCATCATCCATCCGGACATCTATAATACGGTTTATTGCACCGCCCTGCATCGTTTCCGTGACAAGGGAATGCTCTCCGTTGGTTAAGATTACATTTCGCCAAGTCGTAGGTTTATTGAGCCCTAGAGTGACGTTTGCACGGTCCTTACCTTTTCCGGAGCATAGCATATATACTAACTCGGAGAAGTCACCGTCATATTTATTTTTCAGCTGAGCCATATCGTCTATGAGCATCGGGAGGTTATTCAAAAAATCCATTCTAAGCTCCAGGGCCGTCATTGTTGATTTAGGATCAGTTACATAATCATTGCCCCATGGATTAGCCCATATCGAAGCAGCAAGCATAATAGCAACCGTCTTACCTTTACCTGCATCGCCCCAGAGATTTAATACGAAAGGAAGAGCGTTCAATGGTTCAACTAGGACACTCGCCAAGGCTCCAGCAATATAAATCTTTGGCTCAAACCTTTCCGACTTCCTTATCTGTTTTACGATGGACATCCATACATCACAGGACCCCTGTTCATGGATGCTTTCATATGTATCTTTAAATCTAGTTTCATTATCGAAAATGATTCCCTTGCCATACGGCATAAACTCTTTTTCAATCCATCCAAGCTTTCCGGTTGATACTTGTACCTCAATACGATCCATATTGTAATTTTCAATATCCGAGAGGTACCGAACCAAATTCTTTGCGCTCTCTGATGTAACCGATATGCCGTAATCAGCTAAGCCAACAATCCTATTCGCGGAAGCTATCATTCCCTTGTCGATGATTATATCTTTCCATCGGCTACCTTTTTTATAGGCCAACTTAATTTTTTCTCTTCCGGTCTCTGCGTTGATTAGTCTCTGGACCGGTATGATCGGATGATAACAGGCGAGAATTTCACCTCCGAAGGGTCCAAACGTCCGGATGCCGTTTTCGTCAGCTATCCAGTTGCCGCAGCGCATCTCACTGTAAGTACCTTCAAATACCGTCATGCGCTCTAAGTTAGCAGGAGATTGTTGCTTTCTATCAAATTTGGATTTCTCTTTTTTATAGGCAGCAACTATCTTGGTAAATTTAGTTTTTACACCGAGTGCCTGCGCCCGATCGGTAAGCGTAAGTAATAATTTAGCCTTATATATTTCATCTTCCTCTTCCATAACTTCAATAAACACTTCATCAGCCAGAATAGATTCCGCTGTCATACTATTTATTTCCTGCAGGGCAAACACCCCCTCTCGATGTATTCTTCAAGTAAATATAATTGATACGGTAATCTGTCCTGTACATAGCACCATAGGTCTGAAAAAGGTTCTTCCTGTTCTATAATCTTCCGATAGGCGGTAATATACATTTGTAATTCCCTAAATCTCAATTCCTCAGCTCTCTGCTGAGCAATTCGTTGTTCGCGGTCTCTGACGGCTTGCTTGGCTTTTCTAGACGTTGTGAAGGATTGCTTTTCAGTACCTCCGAGTAACTCAAACGCAGTCCAAAATTCACAGCTATTCAACATCATGGTAATGTCGAAAATGTCGTAACTCTTACCACATACAAAACAATGACAGCCAGTGTTAAATACCTTCATGTTAAAATCTTTACCATCATGACAGAATCCTCTGCAGCGGTTCCATTTAACCTTTATACCATACCGATTAAGCACCTCCGGTACCGATACGGTAGCCCTCAGATATTCCTTGCGTTCACTAATCTCTTCTTCAGTCAATCTGCTCACCGCCTAATATTTCTATGATGCGTTTACCGGTATGTAACTTATCGCAGAACATAAACTTGCATCCGTACTTTCTCTCCTGAGTACGCATAATGTTGGCAAGAGTCTCACCGGATATTGCATTATTCTTCTTGACTTCATAATGAGCAGGAACCCAATACTCTTCGCCATCTTCATCTATTGCACATTTATCCTCTACCCATACCTTAACTTCTTTCTTTCTCGGATTCTGCCACTTTGCCACATCATCAATAGACTTAATCTGATTACTGTGTTCAATGAGGATAATTAACTTGATGCCATTATCTCTTGCCCTGATGAGCTCGTTCCGAAAACGATCATGATTATTTGTAACATTGGAACATATTTCAGTAAGATTTTGTTTCCGGTCAATTATCAGCCGCGGGTTGTCCAGGGACATATAGTCCCCAGCCCACAACTTACTTATGTAATGCTTGACCCCTTGACGGTCGAACTCTGCTATAATCTTGGTTATTGCTCTGAGCTTCTCCCTAGAGTCAATCTGTATCGTAAGGCTCATAAGCGCCTCCTATCAATTGAAGGGCAATTCTTCATCTATGCCATCCGGAATGTTCATAAATCCATTTCCGGCATCCGAAGGAGTCCATCCGCCATCTGAATGTCCACCACCGGATGATTTACTCTCGACAAATTCCACATTCTCCACAGCCACATCGGTTGTATAGACCTTTACGCCATCTTTGTTTGTGTAGGATCCTGTCTGAATTCTGCCTTCGACACCGATTTTATTTCCCTGCTTGAAATATTTCTCGATGAACTCGGCCGTCTTGCCAAAGGCGATACAACCGATAAAGTCCGATTGCTGCTCCCCATCTTTCTTAAATCTCCGGTCTACTGCTACTGTGAAGCGCGCTATCGATGTTCCGCTGTCCGTATAACGGACCTCGGGGTCCCTCGTAAGCCTTCCGATTAAAATTGCTTTATTCATTCTACTTCCTCCAGCCTCTTAAAATATTTTGTTAATAACTTCGAATAAATAAGAGTTATCAACTTTCCACTCCGGTTCATTCTGTGCCTTTTGCTCCATTGCATTAATAGCCATATTAAAATAAGCGCTATCAACTCCGACCAACTGATCCTTCAGAGTCTCGACATCATGCAGGTTTAAATCATTGAGCTGTAAGCACATTTTTAAATACTGACCTGCATTAATGGAATATCCTCTATCAATAAATTTTCTTGCCCTGATGATTGAACACAGTGGATATTTACTTCCGATGTAATACAATTCTTTATTGATGATGCATTCTAGGGCTTTCTGCGGAAGGATTAGATTGTTGTCCCATGAACTCCATGAGCATGTACAATGAGCAAAGTCATAATTTTTATGTATTTCTTCTACATCACCCCAGAAGCGTATTACAATCTGAATCTTATCCGATAAGGTAATTGCGTTGCTGGTAAGGTACACAGGCCTGTATTTAGGCTTTTCAGTACTTTCTGATTCTGTTTGATCTGCTTCTTCTGGAATAAACTCCCCCTCTAGGAAAGGAAGATCTTCTTCCTTTTCCTCCCCTGCAACACCTTGACTTTGAATAAATATAACAATCCGACCATCAGGAATTTCTTTAATACTCGCACCAGTACTATGTGCAGAGTTGAATTTCTCAGCGTAATACTTCGCCACTGTAAGAACTGCTTCTTTCGTTCTGAAGTAGACATCATAATCATGAACTTCCGAACCAGTAAGGAGAGATACTAATGCTCCTCCAGATATTATTGTGTTATCACGTATAACTTTCTTAACTTCTTTATCCTCTACGCTCTCTAACCATTTATTTATCTTGGCGCTTAACGCCTTTTTGATATTTTTACTATTCATCTTACAACTCCTCCTTGTTCTTGGTTTTTTTTAGGGCGTTCATAACCTTGATAAACAACTCTTCAGTACAATCAGCTAGTGATTCGAATTTATAACGATCACAGATAGATATTTCCTTTACCCCGGTTCTGTCAAGCTCTTTCCGGATCGTAGTCAACTTTGCATCATTAATCTTTTGTTGCGCAATGTCAGCCATTTGTTCCGGAGTAGGTGCTGGAGACGGTGCGGATTTTGACTCCTGTTTAGGTTGATTCGGTACCTGAGTTGTTGCCCTTGGCTTGTCCGCCTTGGCTGGTTTAGAGGTCTTGGGAGCCGGTTCATGAACTTTTGCATCCGGATCCAGCATTTCCTCAGTCGGGATACAGAACACCTGAAAGCAAGCGTATTTATATGCAATAGACATTGCCTTGTTTGTAGCCTTATCGCCACTATCCATGGCTTCTCCGATTACTTTTGCCTCGATGAAGCTTCCATCTTCAGTGAAGAATTTATATGTAATCCCTAGCCGGGTATAAAGTAGGGTGCTTTCTTTTTTCTGACCCTGAAATTCCTTAACTGAAGTTCTTTCGCTTCTTTCCTCGCTTGTTACCTCAGGAACAATAAAAACCTTATTCTTAACAAGCGCCGGTTGCAGCGCATTCATTACATCATCGATTCCACGATACATGAATTTTTGCTGTTCATTCTGTTTGTTCTTACCAATAGCTCCAATTTCAGCCATGACATTGCTGATCGCTTCGTAAATCTTTTCGTTTTCAGCCATCAGAAGACCTTCCTTTCCCAAACCAATCCAATACTATTTAGATACATAGCCACCTGATCCAGTTCTTCTGGAGTACCTTCAACAATAAAAGTTGTCCGAATTTCATCGTTTGTTATATCAAATGGAGCTTCCAGATCATCTGCTGGAGAACTAAACACTGGAGCAGGTTCTTTGATGCCCATCAACTTCTTTTCAGTAGCGAGCCGTTCCTCTTCCCGGATACGCCCCTCATCTTCGGCAGCGTTTCTGCGTTCTTCTTCACGAGCACGTTCCTCGGCTTCCGCTGCTTTACGACGTTCTGCCTCTCTGATACGTTCCTCTTCACGCATTTTTTTACGTTCTTCCTCCCTAATACGTTCTCTTTCGCGTTCAAGCTCAGCTTCTTTTTCTCTTCGCTGTTTTTCCTCTTGCTGAGCTATAATTTTTTTCTTATACTCCACGTAGCTGTTTATAGTCGCTATAGCTCGAGAAAGGTTAAGATCAATCCAATAGCCATCTAATGCTTCAGCTGTCTTATCAGATACCATCGAGGTAATAACTTTTACTTCCGAGCGGACTTTTTCAATTTTCTCAGTCATTTCAGCTTTAATGGCTTTCTTGCTCGTGGCAGCGTTTTCCCACTTATTATCGTAAATCTTATCAAGTGGAAGATTTTCTTCTAAGTTACCGATTAGCTCTGCATAAATCTTATTGATTTCATTAATCTTGGCCAATCGTTGCTTCTCTTCGAATTCCTTCACCTGGTTGTCAATAATCCGGATAGGCTCATTGATGATCTCAGCCAGAGTATTAGCCTGCTCATTAAATTCTTCATAAGGTTTCAGGCACATGTTTCTGACTTCGGACTTCTTCTCAGTGATCGCTTTCTGCATCTTTCTGAGAGTCGCAACATCCTTCTTACGCTCCGGCTTATTCTCTTCGGTTACTTCAAGCTCTTTGTATACTTGCATCTGCGCTGTTAGCGATTCCTTAATTTCATTAAAATTAGTGGAAATCACTCCAGGCTTCTGGTTTACTACTATCTGCAGTTCATTCATTCCTCAATATCCTCCTCTTCATATTCTTCATCAGGATACGAATCATAATCTCCGGATGATCCAGCGCAATCTTCACACAATGGCATACCAGGTATATGGCTAACATTGTCTTGACCTATCGCATTTATATCTCTATTACAGCTGCTACATAACACTTTGATTTTCCTCCTCGCAATATAATTCATGGTGGGTACCGTAATCATTCGGTACTGTTACGAACGGTAATTCCTTTTGACAATCACAGGTCTCGCCCGGATCAAGTGTAGCCCCACACTCTGGACAGATATGATAGTAACTCATAGGCTTACACCTCCATCAATAATTGACCGCTCTTGATACGTCTCTAATAATTGCAATCCCGCTGTCGCAGTGAATGCTTACAGTATGGTCTCCACCTTTAAAATGGATAATTACTGTATCCTCCGGCTCATGTCGGCTTGTTAGTTCCAGACTAACAATTTCCTCTCGAGTGAGCTTTAGAGTGGCCTCCAACGATTTAATAAGTTGTTGCTTGGTTACACCTGGCTTCATAGTCCTACCTCCATTACCATGTCAGTGACGGCCAGCGCGCAGTTCTTACAGATCAAAACTCCATTCACTTCATGCAGTACAGTCTCATCTTCTGATCCACACATAACGCAGCTTATGTTTGCTCTCTTTACACAGATCTCATCACCAACTATGTACATGTCAACTAGCTCCCGGTCTTCAAACCGCAGGGTCCGGCGAACCTCCATCGGTAAGGTAAATCTACCTACCGCATCCAGCTTTCTGCCTTTGCCTTTTATCAGATGAATAACCTTACCGTCCAGATAGAAATCCATCGGTGTACAGGTTGCGATATCCAGTGCTGCTCTGTATTCCTTCGGCAGTGTGATCCTGCCTAATTCATCAACTTTTCTAACAATGCCTTTAATCATTATTCAATTACCTCCCCATCTGCTTCGACTTCGTTTTCACGACACCATGTTTCGCATGGATCACCATCTTCGTCTGGAAACTCGACAAAAAACGGATATTTACAGTCGGATAAATCAACATCTGTGATAACTCCAGGAGTCCCCTTATCGAATTCATCGTTATTTTCTGTTGCAATTACTTTTGTTCCAACCTCAAACATATTGCAATTCCTCCATTTCCGTGCTATCATGCACTTAGATAATATTTGTTGTGAGCCCGATAGGAACTGGCATTCCTTTGGGCTCGTTTTCTTTTGCTGCTACACCAGGGACACTCATACCCCGATTGCGGGATCTGCTGCAGGATACTGACACCCCAGTATCTGTGACAATAAATACACCTTGCTCTCATGGCGACCTCCATTTCAGAGTGTCTCTTCTGCGCTTAGAGTCCAGGATGTCATTGATCTTCTTTTCAATGCGCTCGATATCCTCTCCAACCAAGTTTTGAATTTCCAATAATCCAAGCCCATTAAGTGCCTCATAAAATCCTCTGGCGATATTCAATGCCCGGTATGCATCGTTCAGTGCCCGGTATGTACTGCGCTCATCCGTCGAATTTGCCTCTGCTAGTAGCCGGTGCATCCGCTTGTCCTGGATTACTACTGCATCCTTTGATACTGAATATAAAATTTCATTTGGCATGGCCTATACCTCCTTCCCAAAACCAGTTACTTGACCGTTTTCGATGATGGCAGCCTGTCCCTTTTTCTCATACATGTCCAGACAGTCTTGGATTGTTACTATTTCATAATTCATCAAATATCACCTTCTTTCTTGTAGAATTATGGTAATTTGTGGTACAATCTCCTTATCGGCTTGCTAGCTGAAATACATATGGAAGGAGAAAATACTAATGAATATGATCCCTGTATCATCATCCAATCTAAGTGCAGTAGGCTATGAAAGTGGTGTACTCTATGTAAGCTTTAATTCAGGTGGGCTTTACTCATACTCAGGAGTCCCTGAAGCCGTATATAGAGCACTAATGGCCGCCTCGTCTCATGGTAGTTATTTTGCTGCACATATAAAGAATGCTTACCCCTTCAAGAAGCACCGCTAATCATTGATCACAAGGATGATTGCTGGACCAATTTCCTTAATACAAACCTCTTTATGCGGTTCAGCGATTATCTTTTCGACTCCTTCCCTTAGCTCCAATTCTTTTACTAGATCTTCTGTTGATATATCTGCTATAAATAAATTCTTCACTGGCTTGTCCCTCCTTTCTACCGCCTAAGCGGTTTTTTCTACACGCCTGTATCCAATCGCTTGCATTGCTCTGTCATTCAATGCAATTGATATTTCTCTTTGCTTCTCCTTGGTTAAGCTGTCCCATGGAACATCCTCTCCATTAATACTTACGAAAATTCTGTATGTAATTTCTTTACTTTTTGCCAAAGCAATCACCTCGGTTCAATATATGATGTTTTGGTTGTACTTGTTTCTTAATGATTGACATATAAATACGGTCGTGGTAAAATATTATCGAACACATGTTTGCTTTACAGCATCATCATCTTTTTTGAAGAGCTCTTCTAGAGTTAAATGCGGTGCGACAATGAGTCTTATTTTAAGGACCTCTGACCAATTAAACTCAGTTTCACCATTGATTTTGTTACGCAGGGTTTTTTCAGTAACACCTATGCGAATAGCAAGCTTAGCTACAGTCAAATTCGCTTTTATAATTTCACCTTTTAAGTTTCGATACATTGCTTCATCTCCTTTCTATATCCGTTAACGGTTATCTTGATGTAAATATATCACCGTTAAAGGAAACTGTCAACGTAATTAGAGCAAATTATTTCCGTTAATTACTATTTTGTTAATTTTGACGGTAATATTTTATTGACTTTTTCCGTTGGCGGTGATATAGTAAAAAATAGTAAGGAGGTTTATTAGTCATGGGTCTTGAAAAGATAGCTGAGTTAAAAAAGAGAATGGGTCTTACAAATGAAGAATTATCACGATTATCTGGAGTACCTAAGGGTACGATAGACAAAATATTAAGTGGTGTAACAAAAGACCCGAAATTAGAAACCTTAAAAGCCATTGCTCGCGTACTAGGATGTACATTGGATGATTTTGATGATACCGATAAGAAGCCCGAACCGGGCGAGCCTACATATGATGATCTACAACAGCTTATAGCTCGAAATGGGAAAAACCTATCTACAGAAGAGAAGATGAAACTGATAAAGATGTTGTCAGAATTATAAAGTAAAGAGGGATTTATTTGGATTATTCATTTATCAACAACTCAATTTTGAATGTATATAAAATATACGATATAAAATCTTTCCCGATAGACTGTTTCGATTTATTAAGGAAATATAATATAGAAGTTTACCCTTATTCATTACTAAATGCAGAATTAAGGGATTACTGTATGAAATATAGTAATGACGCTTTAAAGTACCGTGATAAGATTTGTTATAACGATTCACTTCCTATAGGAAGAATTCGTTTCTCATTAATGCATGAAATGGGGCATATTGTATTAAATCATAGCGAAAACCGTACTCACCAAATGGAGCAAGAAGCAAATTACTATGCCAGTAATATTCTCGCTCCGCGTATGGCTATTCACTATGCAAAATGTAAAAATGAAAATGATGTGACAAAATTGTTTTCTCTTACAAGTGAAGCTGCACAATATGCTTTTAACGATTATAGGCGCTGGCATAGGCAAACAGTCTATTATAAAATGAACGACTTCGATAAGGCTATGTATGAACACTTTCATAATATTGATCAGAAATGCTTTGTTTTCAACATAAAAAGATGTGCTTACTGCGATACTTTGATATATAATTCCTCTGATTTTATTTGCAAAAATTGCAAGACACCACGCCATACATATAATAATACCGCTTTTCAAAATCATCAGGAACTTTTACTAGCAGAAAGTAATTGGTTATATGGTTTTGATTAATGTCATCCCCCGCTGTAAGTAAAAAAACGTAATGCATAACTGGAATGAAGTTGACTATTTTTTAGGGAGGTCAATCATGTCAAAAGAAACTACACAACCTATTCGTATCGGTGCATGCTATATTCGAGTAAGTACAGATGATCAGCTGGAACTTTCCCCAGAATCTCAAAAGGATGAGCTTTGCAAGTATGCCAAAAATAATAATATTGTAATTCCAGAAGAATACATTTTTATAGAAGATAAAGGCCGGTCTGGAAAAAGGTCTGTCAATAGGCCGGAATTTCAAAATATGATAGGGCTTGCAAAATCATCAGATCATCCATTTGACATTATTTTGGTCTGGAAATATTCACGCTTTGCCCGCAATCAAGAAGAAAGTATTCTTTATAAATCTCTCTTAAAGAAAAACAAGGTAGATGTCATCAGTATAACAGAGCCATTGATAGATGGGCCATTTGGTGAACTAATAGAGCGTATTATAGAATGGATGGATGAATACTACAGTATTCGACTTGCTGGAGATGTAATTCGTGGAATGACAAAAAAAGCTCTCCTTGGAGGATATCAAGCTGCTGCTCCGTTCGGGTATAGTATACCCAACGGTGTTTTAATCCCCAATAAAGATGCAGTTATTATTAAACAAATCTTTGACATGTATATTTCAGGCCAGGGATTCTTTAATATTGCTCAGAAACTTAATGAGATGCAATTAACCACTTATAGGGGAGGGAAATTCGAACACCGTACTGTTAGATATATAATTCAGAACCCAATTTATAAAGGCTATATTCGATGGAACAACAATGGGAAAACAGATTTGAGAAACCACAATAATGCTACATCAGATATGATCATAACTAAAGGTAAGCATGAACCTATTATATCTGAAGAATTATGGAATATGGCTAATGATAAACTTCAACGTGATTACCACCGCCCTTATTCTAAGCCTAGCACAAAAATGTCGCATTGGCTTAGTGGCTTATTGTTCTGTGATAGCTGTATGTCTGTCATGGTATCCGGAGGTTCCAGCGGTGGGTTTCAATGCAACGCTTATGCTAAGGGTAAATGTACAGTATCACACTATATTAGTTTTAAAAAAATAGAGCAGGCTGTCATTAAGGCAATTTGCGAACTCTCAGACGATTACAATCTATCATATGAAGTGATACCGTCAGTTGGAGCGTTTGATGACATGAGGCTATCTGAAGCTGCACTTAAGAAGCTTGAGCAAAAAGAAACCCGGATTAAAGATGCTTACATAAATGGTATTGATACTTTGGAGGAATACAAGGAGAATAAATCGCGGATTGAAGCTGAAAGAATACGGTTAACCGAAAGAATTGTATCCATCAAAGATAACAGCGATTCAGATCAGGTTAAATTCGAAATGATGAACAGATTAAAAAACTTATATTCAATAATTACATCCGGTGTAGAAACAAGTATCAAAAATACTGCAATCAAAAGTGTTGTAAAAAGAATTGTATACTCAAGAAGTACCGAAAACATAGAGGTATTTTTATATTACTCATAG